CCTCTCTCAAAAAGAACTGATTATGAAGGCGGCAACTTACTTGTAAACAACAACGGTAATGAGATGCAAGCAATTATGGAACGTGGTTCTATATCAACCTTCCCAAGTTTCTGTTTACATAAAGTTGAACCAGTAACTTCTGGTGAACGTTGGTCTTTAGTTATCTGGATTCATGGACCAGATCGTTTCCGTTGATTATAAATAGTTGACATTAACGTTTAGGAAACATTATGTTTGGTTCTAATGGAAGAATTGCTTATGACCATAACGGCATCATTCAGATGGGTGGTAGCCGATTTGGTTTTATTGACTCGCATGGTATTAGTACCATTGTAAGATCAAACAATTACACTACAATTACCACACCAACCACTCATAGCGTTGATACAGCAAGCACTTATGTTAAAGTAACTGATGTATCGGGGTTTGAAGGAACGTTTAAAGTTTATAGCAGAACTGGCACCACGATAACTTATGAAGATCCAGGTTCTAATGCTTCTGCTACAACAGGAACGGTTCATCATCTAAAATATTCTCCAGCGTATGAACAAAGTTTAACTCAAACGGGCGACTTTGGGTTTTCTGTTGCTGTTGGTTGTGGTAGAATAGTTGTGGGTGCGCCTTCTGATGGTAAAGTTTATGTTTATAAGTTAGACGGAACGTTAGCAGCTACACTTACTGGCTCAGCAGCAGATTCCTTCGGATATTCTGTTGGCGTTGGTTCAGACAGAATAGTTGTTGGTGCTCCAACATATAGTTCTAATACAGGTAGAGCTTACGTCTATTATCTTAGCGGATTATCTATAACAAACGATACAGGAAGTAATGCTGGTGATCGTTTAGGGCATTCTGTATCAGTTGGTTCTGATTGTGCTGCTGCTGGTGCACCAGGTGGTGGTTATGCAAAACTATACCACTTTGCAAGCGATGAAACTAAAACGGTACAAGGCGAAACTTATACGTCAAACTTTGGCGCAGGTGTGTTTGTAAGAAGAAATAGATTCTATGTAACAGGTGGTGGATATGTTCATATCTTTAGTGAACATGGCATAAAGGTTCGAACTACAACCGCAGTAAGCGGTAGCAGCATGAGTCTTGCTTCAACAGTTGCTACAGACGGACATGTTGTTGCTATCGGAACACCAACTTATAGCACTAATGCTGGTAGATTGCATATGTGTAGGCTTGGAACAAGAACAATGATTTCTCCTATTGTTACAGAAACTAAAACTGGCTCATCTCCAGAAGAGATGGGAACATCAGTTGCTGTTGGTTCAAATTATGTTGTTGTTGGGTGTCCAGGTTCAAATAAAGTAAAAATGTATTATGGCGGAACTAATGCACCAGAAGAGTTTGAAGTAGAAGCACACTTAACAGCATCATCATTTGGTGACTCAGTTGCAATTAATGGAAGCATAATGGCAGTAGGAGATTCTGGTCAAAATAAAGTACACATTTATAAAGTACCACCATCTTACGGCGTTCATGAAGCTGCTGGTTATTACGAAGGGGATCTATAATGGCAATTAATGTTAGCTCAACACATACTGCCATTGACGACTATGGTCGAGTTCTATATCCTATCCTCAAAGGAGGAACTGGATACATGTCAAAAACTGGTTCTGGCACATACGGTTTTTCTGTTGCTGCTGATAATGGTATGGTTGCTGTTGGTGCTCCAACGCAAGGAACTTATGGAACAGTTTATGTTTATGACAGAAAAAGTGGTTCAACGAAACATACTTTAGAACCATCTAATGCTACAACTGGAGCAAGATTTGGACAATCAGTTGCTATCGGGAGCGGTTTAATTGTTGTTGGTGCTAAAGACGATGACCCTAATGGAGCAAGTTCTGGTGCAGCTTATGTGTTTGACTCGCTTGGTGATCAAATATTAAAACTTAGCGGAGCTGGTGCTGGTGATCTTTTCGGAGCATCAGTTGGTGTTAGCAGCAGAAGAATTGTTGTTGGTGCTTGGGGCAACAGTTCAAACAAAGGTAAGGTATACATTTACAAGACAGATGGAACGTTTGTATTATCTCCAATTGGAGAAGCAACTGACGACCGATTTGGCTACTCTGTTTCTATTGGCTTTGGTAGAATTGTAGTTGGCGCTTATGGTGCAGCTGGTGGTGGTAAGGCATACATTTATAGTTTAGATGGCAACCTTATTGCAGAATTACAACAAGATAATGGTTCAGATGGAGACAACTTTGGTTTTTCTGTTTCTGTTGGATCGGGAAGAGTAGTTGTTGGTGCTCCAGGAAAGAATAGTTCTAAGGGTGCTATCTTTGTGTATGACATAGACGGAAACGTTATTGCTGAAGACATAGATGGCGGAGCTTCTAGTGGCGATGAGTTTGGGTACGCTGTGTCAGCTGGTGGCGGCGCATTAACAGTAGGCGCAAGATATGATGATACAGCAGGATCACAAGCAGGTGCTGTATACAGATTCGATATAGAAGGCAACTATATACAAAAGGATAACGGAACAGGTGCTTCAGACTGGTATGGTTGGTCAGTTGCTGGTGGCACACATACATGGGTAGCTGGATCACAAGACAACTATGCCAGAATATATCACGACAACGGAAATGCTGAAGCGCATTTCGAAGATAGATTCCATTCAATGGGAAGGATCGATTAAATGTTACTTGCAAAATTAGACGCTGATGGGAACGTTGAGAAGTTTCCCTATTATAACTTTGACTTAGAATTAGCCAACGAACTACCGAATGACGTTGTTAGAGTCAATAAAACAAAGAAGCAACCATCGTTTGATTGGAACAAAGTTGCTATCTTTGATACTTTAGTACAAGAAGACGGCGAGTGGGTTGTCAATTACCGCGTTATTGATCGATTTACTAACGAAGAAGAAACGTTAGAGTTCGTTAAGAGAGAATTAGTAGACGCAAAGACTAGAATCAATAATGATTTTAAAACACTTACTGCTGCTCTTTCTTCTGATTACACAGAGTTAGAACAACAATCTTGGCCACAACAACTAGCAGAAGCCAAACAAGAAGGCGGTGATACGCCTCTGTTGTCAGCAATTGCTCAAGCAAGAGGCATTAGTGTTGCTGATTTATCTGCTAAGATTATTGAAAAGAATAACGCATACAACGCTGCGTATGGTGAGTTGCTTGGAACATATTCTAGAAAAAAACAAACTCTTTCTGAAATTTCAATTGATGATGAAACAACATGGAATAAACTTAATGAGTTAAGATAATGGGCAACTTATACACATCAAAAAGCCTAATAAATCAATACCAATCAAGCAATATTTATGCTTGGCAGAATGCTGGCACATTTACTGATCCACATTCAAGTCCAGGAACTTTAATTTCATCATTCAGTGCTGCAGATATGACGGTTGTAAAACCGCAAACTCAACAGACTTATATGCATTATGGTTCTGCTCTTCAGTGCGGTAATGCCAGAACTGTTATTGGTGCTGATGGTTACAATCAATCTGGACAATCTAACGAAGGATTGCTTGAATTAAAAGAAATTGACGGCACACACATAACAACTATCTCTAATCCACAAAGTTACAACGGTGGTCAAAAATTTGCTGAATGTGTTGGTATTGGTTGCGATAGAATTGTTGCTGGTCCAACTTTAGTATCTAGTGTATACAAATTACCAATGTATGATTTAGAAGGAACATTCCTAGATTATCTAGAAGTTCCTGAATATTATTATACCAATGTATATACTGGAACCACATATGCATATGGAATACAAATTCAAGATGATAGAATATTCTTTTCTAATGGTAGCGGTGGTACTCTTGTCTGGGACATTCATGGCAATTTTATAAATTATATTAGTAGCAGCAGTATAAGAGGTTCAGCTGGAGAAGGATTGTATCATACAGGATATGGTAGTTCGCTGCGTGATATTACTGGTTGTAGCGTTTCATCTACACAACCAGATGGCGCGAGTACAACAGATACAGGTGGTTTGGTTTTAACTTCTGGACTAGCAGTAGGTTGTAGAGGAACAGTAGACTTATATAATTCTACATACCAAGAAGTAGAAGAAGCAGATTTAGAAGAAGAGTTTGGTTCTACTAACTTTGGTTGGATGCGATCTGACGGTTTTCAAAGTATGAGAGCGCATCTTGTTGCTGGCGGAGATAATTATAGATATTGCCTTAGAGCCATTGGTATTGTAGAACCAACATATAATGTGTTTGAGCACGGAGGACTACTAATTACTTCTCATGGCGGAACAAATTTAAATACCTATGGAAGCGATTGGATGTATCCAACATGGCATTATGATTCAGGTGGTCCGCCAGATAACAATATGGGTTGTTCTGTTGGATTTGACCTTGGATATGCTTGGGCTGGAAGCACATACATTGTAACTAATGCCAATCATACTGTTGATTGTGGTGCTGTATGTTACCAATCCATCAGTGGTGGATTTACTCCTCAGAGGTCTATGTTCTGTAGTATATCATAGTAATGAAAATTCTTATATTATGTTTAACTTTATTTCTTTCTGGTTGTACTACATTTAGTACAATCGCAACAGCACTATCGCTCGGCGAAGCGGTAGAAGCTGTTGGCACCGCTGAAACTGCTCCTGCCAAACCTCGCGCAAAATATGTCGAACCAATTCCCCTGCCGCCGCCAACTCCAACGATTAACTTACAAAAAGGCATAGAGGCTATTCCTACATGGTTAATTATTGTAGCAATAGCTTCTGGAGCACTTCTTTTTATAAATATGTACAGGCACCGCAAGAATAATAATAAAGGAGTCAGTCATGATACCAATAGAAGTATTGACGATGGCAGGTGGAGCAGCGATGGGCGGTCTGTTCAAGTTCATGGATCAAGCGCAGAAAAACAAACAAGCGCAGATGGAAATGATGATGAAAGATCGCCAGCAGCAGCACGAACACAAACTGGCAGACAGAGAGTCAGCATCCAAGTCGGCAGACGCCGCAGCAAATAGAGTAGGTAGCGATCCATTCGCTAAAATGACCAGACGTATCTTCGTCCTATCTATGGTAGCGATGGGTGCGTGGGCAATGATTGCTGGACTAACAGGTCTTGACATTGTTGTTCCTGTACAAACGCAAACAGGTGGTTCTTATCTGTTTGGTCTAATAGATACCACCAAGAATGTAACCGAATATCTCCGTTTTGAAAACGCAGTAGTTGAGTTTGAATGGCTCAAGATATCCCTATTAGCTGCGGGTTCATTCTATCTCGGTAAGTCATAAACGTATAAATAGTCCCAGAACATAATAATCTGGGACTATTTTTATGGCAACACCTACTACCAGAGACGAATTTAAAAAGTACTGCCTTCGCGAGCTGGGCGCACCAGTTATCGAAATTAACGTAGACGAAGATCAAGTACAAGATCGTATCGATGACGCACTAGAATACTATCGTGACTTTCATTACGATGGTACAGAACACGATTATTACAAGCACGTTGTAACTCAAGACGACATTGATAACAAATACATCACTTTACCAGAAGAGGTTATTGGTGTTGTTGGTGTTCTTCCTGTTGGCACTGGTTTAAATGCTGACGCGCTATTCAACCTTCGCTATCATATTACACTCAACGAAATCTTTAACTGGGCTCATGGTCAGTTCGCAAACTATACTATGACCATGGAACGTATTGCGTTAATGCAAGAAATCTTTACTGGTAAACAGTTGGTTCGTTTTAATCGCCATACAGATAGACTTTATATTGATATGGATTGGGATGGTAAGACTGAACCTGGAGAGTACATTATTGTACAATGCTATCGTGCGCTTGACCCTGATACATACTCTGATATGTGGGGGGATCGTTGGTTGCGCAAGTATGCTACACAACTAATCAAGCGTCAATGGGGCACTAATCTTAAGAAGTTTACAGGTATGCAACTTCCAGGTGGTGTTACATTTAACGGCGAAGAAATTTATAGAGAAGCTGATGAGGAAATTAAACGTCTAGAAGAAGAAATGATTACAACATATTCACTGCCGACGTTCGATATGATTGGGTAATTAAATGCCTACAACTAATTTCTATTTTAACAACTATCAAAACTCGATGGAGCAAAATCTTATCGAGGATTTGATTATTGAATCTATAAAGATATATGGTATCGAAGCATACTATATGCCACGCACGCTTATTAAACAAGACAATCTATTTGGCGAAGACGTCCTTTCTAAGTTTGAAGATGCGCATCCACTAGAAATGTATATTAAGTCAGTTGATGGCTTTGATGGCGATGGTGACTTCCTATCTAAGTTTGGTCTTGAGATTCGTGACGAAGTTACACTTACAATATCACGCAGACGTTTTGGTGAAGAGATAGCATCATACGAAACAACAGAAGAAATAGCACGTCCGTCAGAAGGCGACCTTATCTACTTGCCTCTTAATAATAAAGTGTTTGAAGTTAAGTTCGTTGAACACGAAGCAGTATTCTATCAGATGGGATCACTACAAACGTTTGACCTACGTTGCGAATTGTTTGAGTATAGCCATGAGGTTATTGATACTGGTGTTGCTGACATTGATCAAATTGAAGATGACTTCTCAAGCAACATGGAATTTAATCAAGTGCTTGCTGAAGACGGAAGCGTTTTGGCATTTGAAGATGGTAGCACTATGGTCAACGATGGTTATAGAATCGAAGATACTGACGCTCAAGCAAACAACGAATACTTTACAAACCAGTCATATGATTTGAATTTTGTTGATTGGTCTGAAAGCAATCCGTTTGGAGAATTATAATGTGGAACTATTTTTATAACGGTTCTATTCGCAAGTACATTATCATGTTTGGTAACATGTTTAATGACATTAAAGTTGTTCGTAGCAACAACGCAGGAGAGGTTGTACAAACATTACCTGTTCCTATCGCTTATGGTCCAGCTGAGAAATATCTAACAAGACTAACAGCTGATCCAGGTCTAGATAGAGAAGTTGCTATTCAACTTCCACGTTTGTCTTTTGAAATGTTAAATATGACATACGCTCCCAACAGATCATTAAACAAAACGTTACGAAACACTGTTCTTGGGACAGGCGATAATACAAGACAATCACAGTACACTCCTGTGCCATATGATTTTAATATGGTGCTAAGTGGTATGTTTGCTAACAACGAAGATGCTGTGCAGGTTGCTGAGCAGATTGCTCCATTCTTTAGACCTGAGTGGACGCAGAGTTTAAAGTTGATTCCTGAGATGGGAACATACTATGACGTTGCTACTGTGTTAAACAGTGTTAACATTGAAGACACATATGAATCTGACTTTCAAAGTCGCCGAGCAATTATATACACTTGGGACTTTACTGTTAAAGGTTATATGTTTGGACCAATCTCAAACAAAGGTATCATTAAGAGAACTGTTATAGACATGGTTGCTCAGGATAGTGATAATCCCATAGCTGAACAGATTGGACCTCACCGTAAGATTACACTTACTCCAGGCTTGACCGCTAACGGCGAGCCAACAACAGACCCAGATAATTCAGTTGCGCTACATAGTATTAGCGAAGATGATGACTGGGGATATGCATTTGATCGTGAAGATTATTTTGATGGAATTGATAGGCATGAACACTGATGAAAAATTTAACAGACAATATGAATGATATCCTTGGCATCGAGGGAGACCTCATTGTCAAAGATGATAGTAAGACTATGGTTGTACCTAAGTCTGGTGATCAAAAGAAAGACATAGAAAATGATTATGAGTATGTTAGATCAAACCTATACGGTGTTATTGAGCAAGGTTCTGACGCACTTAACACATTACTAGAATTGGCAAAGGCAAGCGAACACCCACGTGCCTTTGAGGTTGTATCTACATTAGCAAAAACAATTGTTGATGCCAACAAAGATCTTATCTCTATTCAAAAGCAAGTAAAGGAATTGAAGAAAGAAGAAAACATCACCAACGAAGGTGGTGGTGATACTGTTAATAATAATCTGTTTGTTGGATCAACATCAGATTTATTGAAAATGCTGAATAAAGATGAATCTAATTGATAAAGGTTATCTCGGCAACGTCAATTTAAAACGTAAAGGCGTTGCTGTAGAGTGGGATGAAGACAGACTTAAAGAGTTTGTTAAGTGTGCGAAAGATCCAATTTACTTTTCTGAGAAGTATATTCAAATCGTGCACGTTGACCACGGACTTATACCAATTAAAATGTATAAGTATCAAAAAGATATTGTAAAACAAATAACAAACTATCGCCGAGTTGCTGTATGTACTTCTCGTCAGGCAGGCAAAACTACAACTGCGGTTGCTGTTATTCTACACTATATTCTGTTTCAGAATCACAAGACAGTAGCACTACTTGCTAACAAAGGTGACTCTGCTCGTGAAATTCTAGAACGTATTAAGATAGCATATGAAGCACTGCCTAAGTGGATTCAACAAGGTGTTATTGAATGGAACAAAGGGTCGGTAGAATTTGAGAACGGTTGTAAGATTATTGCTGGTGCTACTTCTTCTAGTGCTATACGTGGTAAGTCTATATCTCTGCTATACATTGACGAAACTGCCTTCGTCGAGAATTGGGACGAATTCTTCGCCTCTGTATTCCCCACAATCTCCTCTGGTAAAACAACTAAGATACTTTTAACAAGTACCCCAAATGGATTGAACCACTTCTATAAGACTTGTGAAGGCGCAAGAGAAGGAACAAATGGATACCAATATATTGAGGTGCCATGGAAGGATGTTCCTGGACGTGACGAAGCATGGCGACAAGATACGCTGGCTTCAATGGACTTTGACATGCAGAAGTTCGCTCAAGAATTTGAGTGTGAGTTCCAAGGTTCATCAGGCACACTAATTAGTGGCACAAAACTAAAGCAGCTTGTATCTAAAGTTCCTATTCATGAGCACAACGGTGTTAGACAGTATGCCGAACCAGAAAAAGATCACGTGTACTTTTGTATTGTTGACGTTTCTCGAGGCAAGGGTTTAGACTACTCAGCGTTTCATATAATTGATGCGACAACTATGCCTTACAAACAGGTGTGTACGTTTAGAGATAATCTAACGCCACCTATTGAATACACCGAAATTATACATAGAATGTGTGTAAAGTATAATGAAGCCATTATAATGGTGGAAGTAAATGATATTGGTGAGCAGATTCCTGCGCTGCTACTTTATGACTATGAATACGAAAACATACTGTACACCGAGAACGCAGGTAGATTAGGAAAAAGAATTTCTGGTGGTTTTAATAGAGGAAGCAACTCTATTGATAAGGGTATCCGTACCACCAAACAAGTTAAATCAATTGGCTGCTCTATGTTAAAACTCTTGGTAGAGCAAGACCAAATTATTATAAATGATTTTCATACGATTAATGAATTGTCTACATTCTCACAGAAGGGCATTTCGTATGAAGCTGAACCTGGATGTCATGACGACTTAGTTATGGGACTGGTGTTGTTTGGTTGGTTGTCTGAACAACAGTTTTTTAAACACTACACAGATAACAATACACTAGCAGCACTTAGAGAAAGGTCTCAAGAAGAGGTTATGGAAGAGCTTTTGCCGTTCGGAATATTAAGTGATGGCATTAGCGAGTTCGAAGATCCAGGAACAGCAGAAGATTGGGGCGGTGATAAAGATATGGCGCATGGACAAGTGTCGACTTACAACAATGATAGTTGGTTCTAAAACGAGTTTTTTATAAATAAGTTACAAATGAAAAGTTGACTCTTTAAATAAAGGAGATAAAAGATGCCTTTCCAAGTAAGTCCAGGCGTAAATGTAAGCGAAATCGATCTTACAACTGTCGTGCCTGCAGTAAGCACTACTGAAGGTGCACTAGCAGGTCACTTCAAGTGGGGTCCAGTTGATCAGCGTGTATTGATCGACACCGAAGACCGACTCGTGAATGTATACAACAAGCCTAACTCAAACACAGCAACTGATTTTTTCACTGCTGCAAATTTCCTAGCATACGGTAATGCGTTGTATGTAAACCGTGTAGTTTCAACAGGCAATGCAAACACTGCATTAAATGCTAACAATGCAACTGCTGGCACTAAAGGTGCATTAATCAAAAACGAAGACGATTATAACGAAAATTATACTCATGTTTCTACTCACGGCGACTGGGTTGCTAAGTATCCAGGTGACATGGGTAACTCATTAAAAGTATCTGTATGTCAATCTGCTAATGCATGGCAATCGACTGAAGCTGTTAATTACTACGCAACAAAAGACAGTACAACTGTATCGTTGGCTGGTAGCGTAACTGCTTCTGACAGTTTTGCTGTTGGCGACTACGTTTTGTTGGGTGCTAACAAAGAAGCAAGAAAAATTGCTTCAATGTCAGCTAACACCATTACATTAGCAACAGCATACAGTGGCACTACTGTATCAAACGAAGCAAACCTAACTCGTCGTTGGGAATTCTTTAACTTCTTCGACACGGCTCCAGGAACAACTGCTTTTGCTGACGCAAACGGTTCTTCTAATGACGGCGTTCACGTTGCGGTTGTTGATGAAGATGGCGCATTTACAGGAACTCAAGGAACTGTAATTGAAGTTTATGGTGACGTTTCTTTAGCAGCTGATGCTCGTACAGAACAAGGTGCTGGTAACTACTATAAGAACGTAATTAATCAGAACTCTCCATACATTTGGTTTGGTGGTCATAACAGTAACGCAACAAACGCTGGCGGCATGGCTGCTAACGGTTTGACGTTTGGCGGTTTATCTTTGCCTGTAACAAACAGTTTCTCTGGTGGTAAAGACGGTTCTAAACCAACTGCTACTCAGAAGATTCCATCATACGATATCTTTAAATCTGCTGAAGATGTAGACGTATCGTTCTTGTTGGGTTCAGATGCTGATGCTACATTGGCTACACACCTTATCAATAACATTGCTGAATCTCGTAAAGATTGTATCGCAGTATTGTCACCAGAGCGTGATGACTGTATTAACAATAATAGCTACGAAGGTAAGCAAAGAGATGACATTATTGAGTTCCGCGACTCACTACCATCTTCTTCTTACGCAGTAATTGACTCAAGTTGGAAATATCAGTACGACAAGTACAACGATTTGTATCGTTATGTTCCATTGAACGGTGATACTGCTGGCTTGATGGTACAAACTGATTCTACTCGTGACCCATGGTACTCGCCTGCTGGCTTCAACCGTGGCAACGTTAAGAACGTAATTCGTCTAGCATACAACCCATCTAAGGTTGATCGTGACCAATTGTACAAGAAAGGTATTAACCCAGTTGTTACTTTCCCAGGACAGGGTACTGTACTGTTCGGCGACAAAACTATGCTTTCTAAGCCAAGCGCATTTGATCGCATTAACGTTCGTCGTTTGTTTATCGTTCTTGAGAAAGCAATTTCTACTGCTTCTAAGTTTACTCTCTTTGAATTCAACGATGAGTTTACTCGTTCGCAGTTCCGTAACTTAGTTGAGCCATTCTTGCGCGATGTACAAGGTCGTCGTGGCATTACTGACTTCCGTGTTGTTTGTGACGCAACAAATAATACTGGTGAAGTAATTGACCGCAATGAGTTTATCGGCGATATCTACATCAAACCTGCTCGCTCTATCAACTTTATTCAGTTGAATTTTGTAGCAGTAAGGTCTGGTGTTGAGTTCTCTGAAGTTGTTGGCAAATTCGGCTAATAAATAAGGGTAATATAGGAGAACAAAATGGCTTTTAACATTAACGATTTCTCAGCTGCTCTTACAGGTGGTGGCGCTCGTAACTCGCTTTTCCAAGTGCAGATTACGAACCCAATCAATGGCGTAGCTGATGCTCAAGTACCGTTTATGTGTAAGGCTGCGGCAATCCCAGCAGCAACTCTTGGTCAAATTGATGTACCATACTTCGGTCGTCAAGTCAAGATTGCTGGTAACCGCACCTTTGCTGAATGGACACCAACAATTATCAACGATGAAAACTTCGCTATTCGTAACGCAATGGAACAATGGTCAAATGCGATCAACTCTTTCCAAGGCAATCTAAACAATGCTGGTGGTACTGCTCCTAGTCTTTATAAGTCTAATGCGCAGGTTACTCAGTATTCAAAGACTGGCGATATTCTTCGCGTCTACAACTTCGTAGGCATCTTCCCAACTGAAGTATCTACTATTGAGCTTGGTTGGGAACAAGACGCTATCGAAGAGTTCTCAGTAACATTCGCATATGACTACTGGGAAGTTTCTGGCGGTGCTACTGGCAACGCTGGCGGCGTATAAAAAGTGAAAAGGTGATATGTTGGGGGAGCATAAATAAGTTATGCTTCCCCAATCTTTAATATAGGATACACTTATGGAACTGTTCGGCTTCCAAATAGGAAAGAAGAAAGACGAAGAACAACCTAAAACGGTACAATCGTTTGCTCCACCACCCAATGACGATGGCGCTTTTAGCGTTACAGAAGGCGGTGCATATGGTACAACCATCGATATGGATGGTCTTGCTAAGAACGAAGCTGCCCTTATTACTAAGTATCGTCAAATGGCTAAACAGCCTGAATGCGAAAGAGCAATTGACGATATTATCAACGAAGCAATTATCTCAGACAATCAAGAGCAATCAGTTTCTATCGTTGTAGACGAAATTGAAATGCCAGAACAGATCCGTGAAAAGATTCGCGATGAGTTCGAATATATTCTAGAGCTTCTAAACTTCAATAATTCTTCATACGAAATCTTCCGCAACTGGTATGTTGATGGACGTTTGTTCTATCATATTATGGTAGACGCAAACCAACCACGCAACGGTATTCAAGAGTTGCGTTATATTGACCCACGTAAGATTAAGAAAGTTCGTACGAAGAAAAGAGTACAGAGCGAACAACATAACAATCAGTTCGTTCCTCAACAATATGTCGAATACTTTGTTTACTCTGAGCGCGGTGTACAAGCAGGCAATCAGGGCATTAAGGTTGCGCCTGATAGTGTAGCGTATTGTCACTCAGGTATTCAAGACGAAAACAATAGATCGATTCAATCTTATATGCATAAGGCATTGAAGCCACTGAATCAATTGCGTATGCTTGAAGATGCTACGGTTATCTACCGTTTAGCACGTGCACCTGAGCGTAGAATTTTCTACATTGACGTTGGTAACTTACCAAAAGCAAAAGCAGAACAATATCTGCGCGACATGATGGCAAAGCACAAGAACAAACTTGTGTATGATGCTAACACTGGTGAGATGCGTGACGATCGTAAGTTTATGACTATGTTGGAAGACTATTGGTTGCCTCGCCGTGAAGGTGGTAAGTCAACTGAGATTACAACGTTACCAGCTGGTCAGAATCTAGGTGAGTTGGAAGACGTAAACTACTTCCGCAAGAAATTATATGAAGCACTTAATGTGCCTATCGCTCGTTTAGAATCAGAAACACAATTTAACATCGGTCGTTCGTCAGAGATTAGTCGTGACGAAGTCAAGTTTGCACGGTTTATCAATAGACTGCGCAACCGCT